TGTAAGTGAGGCCAATAAGCAAATAATGCTGGAGTTGCCCATGGTATTACTGGATCTGTTGCATTTGGATTTGATTGTACTGCAGCAATATAATCATGATCATGTAAAGGTACATTAACAAATTCCTCTGTTATTGGTCCAACCCGACCTAAAACAGAACCAGTAACTTCAAAATCAATATCAACAGTTATACCTCCAGTAGGATATACTGTTCTAACTGTTCCAAAGTTAAAGAAATCACTGCTTATACCAGTAGTAGCACCAGCATCACCTTCTACCTGTTGATATGGATTTGGATCACCAGCAGTAACATCAACATTATCCATGTACCAGTAACCACCAATACCACCAGATTCAGCAGAATTGTATGTTTTCTGTGGATGTGTTAATGTCTCTATACCCAAAGAAACTGAATTAGCTACATTACCATCAACAGATCCTGGACCTGTCATCCTTCTATTTCTATAATCTGGTACTCTAAACTTACCAGTATATTCACCAGTACCAGTAGCAGTAATTGCAGTAGGATCCCATGTACCAAATTGTGATACATCATCACCAGTTTTTGCATAGTTATTCTTAATAACCCACCATAAATCAGGGAAATCAGAAACATTATATTCTGATCCATCACACTCTAGATAACCAGGATACCTAGAATCTAACCTACCTTCTGATGTACTACCAACCAATTCACCATAAGTTCCATCACCCTGTTTCAACACAGTAATAATTGTACCAAGTGCTAATCCATCGTCTTTTGCTTCTCTAATAACACCAGTACCACCACCTGACATATCAACAAAAGCATTCTTCTTACTATACCAACAACCTCTTAATTCAGGTGGTGGTGGAACAGTAGCATAAGTTGTTACACTCCATGTAAATGGATTATTATTATTATCACCAGAACCTGTACCAATAGATACAGTTGTTAGTGTAGACTGTGATAATCCACCAGGTGCTGTTAAAAATAACTGTATGGAACTTGATGTAGGATCAAATGTCCTTGGTCCTGGTACTGCTGTATCAAAATCTATAGAAATTAATGCAGTACCTGTAGCACTAATAGTTATAGGTCTATTGATACCAGTAATAGGAATAATACTACTTGGAACTAATGAACCTGGAACAACGTTAGTTTTATCATTTGGTTTAGTAAATGTTGCAACAGTATCTGGACCATTGTTAGTAGTTACAGTCCATGCACCAATTTGTAATGTTCCTACCTTAATTGTGGTAGAAATTGTCTCGCTAAATGTTGCTGATGACTTATTCCGAATTTGAATCTCATCACCATTCTTAACAGATATTGGGAACGTTCCCCAACTAGACCAACCACCATCACGCTTTCTTCTAATACCTGGGTCACCACCATTCTCATTAACTACTACTGCATCAACCTCAACATCTGTACCCAACCCAGTGATACCACCTACAGGTCTTGGATGTGAATTAATTAATACATCTTCTATCTGATCAGTCTTATTAGGGAAAGAAAATGAACCTGGAGTTTCTGATGGGAAATCACCTGTCTCTACACCCCATGTAGATCCATTGATCTTATCACCAATACCTAAAACATTTGTTACAGTAACATTAGCAGTTGATGATGTGGTAACACGTAACTGTAAATACTGACCATTAAGAATACTTGGTGCTGTACTACTATCAACAAATGTTACACCATCAAGAACATCAAATCCATCAGCATTTGTTGTTGTAGTATTCGTAGTTGATATACCAATCTGTGCATTATTATCTGTTTGTACTACTGCCTGATCAGAAAGACCTTGAATTTGTATAACTTCACTATAAACTATAGTATCAAATAGTTGATTATATAATTCTGTGAAATCTGGGAATGGATCAGGGAAATTTGGTGGTGGTACTTCAGTAGTAATTGTCCACCGTTCTGTTCTAGTACCAATATTTAAATCTAAAAATCTTGTTAGACCAGGTGAATCATTGGAACGTAACCTTACTTGTATTTGATCTCCATTCTCTACAAGAACATTAGTAGCAGTAATCCAATTACCCCATGTAGTAGTACCATTCTCCATGATACGGAGAGCAGCATTGTCAGTACTAGAAGTATTATGCGATGACAATAATGACATCGGTGCTTCTGTTGTTGGAGTTAAACCACTAATAGTAATAATTTGTTCTTGTGCTCTTTGACCATCAGCATACGTGTATAAAGTATCTACCGTAGCATCACTTAAAGACTGAAATGTAAATGGATCTGGAGCAAAATCTTCTGGTACAGTAACAATGAACCAAACAGTTTGTTGGTCACCAATTTGTACAGTTACACTTAATGTGGTATTCCAAGCAGAAGGAGCTTTGAACTTAAACCTAACGGTTTGTCCTTCGCTTACATATACTGGTGTGGATGAAAACTGATACGTCATCGACTATTTACTAGTATCATAAGTATTTATGGGTCTATAATTCACGAACATCTTGCCAATTATCTTGTTCATCTACATCAACCTGAATTGGTTGACTTGATTTAATCTCAACAGGTATATCAATATCATCAATTAATATAGCTGGAGATTCTAAAATAGTCTCTGGACTAATTACATCCTCCTCTGGTAAATCTTCAGATCCTGGTATCACAAATGATTCAGGAGTAACATCAATATTAACAGTAGTATTAACTTCAGTAGTAGCAAGCATACTATCATCACCAACAGCATTAAATGTTAATCTAATAGCATGTGGTCCAAAATTATCATATGGTGGTGTTACTGTTAAAGATCCTCCTGATGGTGTTAATTGTTGAGTTGTTTCTGTACCATTAAGAAAACTATATCTTATAGTAACAGTTAATGTATTAGTATTCGTAGTATTATATGTAACAGTGAAAGAATCACCATAATTAACACTGCTAGGTCCATTAGCATTAACTGTTGGTGGTTGATACACAATTAATGTAACAGTAGCATTATCAGAACCACCAGGACCAGATGCTGTTAAACCATATGTTGTTGTAACTGTTGGTGATACTGACAAATTAGATGATAATGGTTTATATCCCAATGGACTAATATACATTGTATCAGCATCACCACTGGTACTGTAAATTAATGTAGTTGAGTTACCAAGAATAATAGAACTACTAGCAAGAGAAACTGATATTTGTGGAGGAATATAAACTGTAACATATGCACTAGATGTTGCAGTACCACCAAGTCCTGTAACAGTTAATGTATATGTGGTTGTATTATATGGTTGTACATTTGTACTTCCAGAACCAATAGCAATACCCCCAACCCCGTTGTTTATAGTAGCAGCATAAGCATTACTCATACTCCATGATAATGTAGATCCATTACCTTGTATCAATGATGTTGGACTCGCAGATAAACTACATGCTGGTGGTGTATACCAACAAGATCCATCATCTACATCTGCATTTGAATGATAATTCTGTGCGTTAGGATCTGTACAACCATATATTGGACCAGGAGCTTGATAATAACATGTACTACCAGATTGATAGAATATACCTTGTCCAGCATTAACAATCATATCATTCCAATCATTATCAGCACCAGCACCTTGTCTATCATCAAGTCCTAAAACTGTTGGACTTAATACTCTCAATCCTGTTGATCCAGGTCCACTACCCCACGAACTTATAGGATAACTCTGTCCTGCGTTAAAACACCACGTACCATTACCACTATTAGGTCCTAGAGTATATCCACCCCAAGAAATATAATTTGAATCTCCTGCAGATCTAATCCAATTAAAATATACACATGTAGAACCGCTACTGTATGTACATCCACTACTTGATTGATTTACATATGCATTATAATTTTGGGCACTAGTATTGCTACAACCATATACCACTGTAGGAGAATACCATGCAATACATTCGGCAACATATCCACCGATATATGGGAGATTAGAACTGGTCTTATACTTATGATCATGAGTGGTTCCATTCCAAAAGCTATAAACTGCTGCACGATTTGGACCAGGACTATTATTAGGATATGCATATCCTATAATACCTTCACTGTAATAACCACTAGGAGCACTGGAGTTAGTACTGTAATAGTGATCAAATCCTTGAGTAGTTCCACCCCATGCTTGTCCTGGAGTACCTGTCCAAAATCTGTATACTGGTACAACAGTCCCAACAATTCCAGGACTGTTGCTACTCATAAAAAGATTCCAAACATTACTGGCTATGAATTGCCATATGGGAGGATCACCCACCGCTTCACCACTATAGTTGGAAGTATAAAAAGTATCACGGTATGGGTTTGTAAACTCACCCCAGTAAGCATCGAATGTATATAAACTACCAGAAACTCCCATGTTTACATCTGCCTAATTTCTTGCCAATTATCTTGATCATCTATATCGATCAGGATAGGATTACTAGATTTAATTTCTACTGGTATATCAATATCTTCAATCAGTACTTCATTGGATGTGACTGATACATCAGGTGAGATAATATTGTCTTCATCTGGTAATTTATCTTCAGATGCAGGAATACTAATCACATCAGGAGTTGTATCAATAATAACTGGTACATTTGCAGTTGCTTGAGTATTACCACCACTACCAACAACAGCTAATTGTGCATATATTAAATGTGGACCATGATCTGTCCATGTTATTGTAGGACTATGTGTTCCTGATACACCAACATTAACTGTATCTGTTAATACTTGATCGTAATAGTTATACGTAATAGTTAATACTCTAGACGTATCAGCATAAGTTGTAGAATAATTAAACGTAACACCATCACCATAATCAATAGTAGATGGTCCTGTTAATGTTGCTGTTGGTGGAGTTAATACTGTAATAGTTGTACTAGCAGAATCTGATCCACAGGGTCCACTCGATGTAATAGTATATGTTTTAGAAGATGTTGGACTTACTGTTGTATTAGAACTATTTGGTACACTACCAATGCCTTGATTTATTGATGAAGAATTAACTGTACCAGTTGTACTCCACGACAGTGTTGTACTTTGACCAATTACAATAGTCGAACTACTAGAATTTATAGTGACTGATGGTTGTTGATATACTGTAACAGTAGCACCTGCTGAATTTGAATTATTAGGTCCTTGTCCAGTACCACTTATTGTATATGTTTGATTACTGTATGGTGACGAAGTAAATGATCCACTAGTATATCCATTTTGATTAGTTGATACACCACCATATCCACTAATACTAGCACTAGTTGCATATTGTGTAGCCCAACTAACTGTAACACTATTTGGGTAACATAAAGGATTTGGACTAACACTAATACTTACCCAGACTTGATTATAAGAACATGATCCATTATCAATATTAGCACTAGAATTATAGTTATTTGCTGAAGGATCTGTACATCCATAAATTGTACAACTTCCATCATCAACATTAGCATTTGGATTATAATTACTAGCACTGGGATTTGTACACCCGTATGTAATGCAATATCCCAACCTCATGTTGGTATGCCTTCCATACTGCCAAACGTTATTTAATTCACCACTGCCTCCAGTACTGGAGAGACCACCATTATAAACCATATCATATAGCCATTGTGTACTATATGAATTACCATACCCAACTACACTAACAACAGAATTGTAGTAATGTTCCATTCCACCAGTTTCACCATACCTGCCAAGGTGTGCCATATATGCATTAGTTAAAGTATCTCTAACTTGGTGACCCCAATCACCACCCTGTGGAAACCAATGATTTCCATGACTACAATTAGCGGTATTACCGTGAGGATTAAAAGAACTATATTGATATGACATATTAAATCTCCGCTACGTCTAACCAGATACCACTCTCCTCGATCTCAACTTTAATTGGTTGACTTGATTTAATCTGCACAGGTATGTCTATATCAGTAACAAGAACATCACCACCAAACACACTAGCATCAGGTGTAATTACATCAATATCTGGTAAAAGATTTTCTGTTGCTGGTATACTAAAAGGATCTGGAGTTGTATCAATATTTATGTTAACTACAAGAAATTCTTCAAATGATAAAGACCCCGTACTTTGACCAGAAAGTCTGTATTCAACATATTTGGGACCAAATCCATGAGGTGTAATATCATTATAAACTATGTCATGTTCATAACTACCTGTAACTGAAGAACCAATACTTAAAACTTCTGTTGTTTGCCATGATGTGTGTGTACCATCAACATAATAATATCTATGACTCAAATTAAACAATGTTAATACATTTGTACCAGTATAATGTAATGTTGGTTTCGATTCCCAAGGTATAAGAGATGGTCCTGAAAGAGTTCCACTAGGTGGATGTAATACTGTAATAGTAATAGTATCCGAAGAGACGAGAACAGTATCTAATCCTGCTGATGTATATGGTTCACCACTAGCACTAACATCAATAGTATAAGTGGTGGTTGTTGTTGGAAATAAAGTTTGTGATGATGAAATTGGAACAGTACCAACTCCTGGATTTAAATTTGCAGTATTAGCAGTACCAGTAGTTGACCACGATAACTCTACAGATTCTCCTAATGTAATTGTAGTATTATCAGCATTAATAGTAGTAACAGGCATTTCATATACTGTTACATATGCAGTCACCTGATTTGATGTACCACCAGGACCATATGATGTACCTGTATAAGTTGTTGTTGGTGTTACACTAGGACTAACAGTTGCTGTACCACTTAATACATTTGCTCCACCAACATTCCCAGGATCTGATCCATTACTACCAATATATGTGTATGTTACTTCACCACTAGTAGTCCACTGTAAATCAACTGTATTACCAAGTACAACCGATGCTGGATTTGGAATAATACTTAAAAGTACAGGTGCCCCATAATCCCAACTTAAAGAATAATATCCCTCACCATAGTTAGCATATCCTGGATAATGGAACACGTGGTTACCAGTACCAAGATAATCATTTAACCACGCAGAATTACCTCCATGTCCATAATGACCACCAGCAGAATATGGATATCCTGCTCTACCAGCAAATGTACCAGTACCTACACCAAATGTAGATCCACCTCCACCTCCACCAGTATTACCAGAAGTAGATGCTTCACCACCTTGAGCATATAATGTACCTGTGGTACTACCACCCCCCAATCCAAGACCTGCCATCTGTCCACTGTTGTTCATCGTGTGGGCAGCACCTCCACCTCCTCCAACAACTGTAATCCATTTACTACCCCAACCATTACCACCACTATGAACTACACCAGAAGCACCACCTCCACCACCTCCAGCACTAGTTCCAGCACCACCATTAGCGAAGTATGAAGATCCACCACCACCTGGATTACCAGGTCCTTGGGTGCCATATCCAGCACCACCTCTACCACCACAGTAAAAGGTCAATACATATTGAAAATTTACAGGGAGAAGAGTCATGTTACCAACACGACCCCATCCACCAGGATTATTCCATGTACTACCAGGTGGATCACGTCTACTATCACCACCAGCAGCACCTGCTATAGTATATGATATATTAATAGCATTTGGTGGAATTACCTGTGTATACGCTCCATACCCTGTAGCACTATATGATGGCATATCACAATTGCCTCAATTCATGCCATGTATCATCGTCATCAATCTCTACTAGAATAGGTTGACTTGCTTTTACTTCTACTGGTATATCTATATCTTCAATTTCTATTGTATCGGTTGTGATTGTCTCGTCAGGAGTAATGACAGGATCTTCATCAGGTAGCTCATTCTCTGATGCAGGAATAATAAAGACTTCAGGTGTAATATCAATAGTCACATTTACCTGTTCTGTTGCCTGGGCAGTTAATGAACCATAACCATCAACTTCAAAATATAATTGTATCATATCTGGTCCAAATGTTCCCCACGTAACAGGCATCATCCATGTCTGTACAGTAAAAACTGCACCTGATGAATTAGGAATAGCAACGGGAGATTGTACTGTTGCAACACCTTGTGTATAATACGTTGCTGTAACTGTAACACCACCATCAGAATTAGTACCACTAATATTCAGTGGTATATATGGATCACTAAAGTAAATATAAAGTGGAGCATTAACACCAATAGTTGGTGGTTCTAATACTGTAATTGTTACTGAACCAGTAGCAGTACCTCCAAGTCCAGTTGCAGTCAAAGTATATGTTGTGTCAGTAGTTGGAGTTACTGTTGTAAAAGAACTTGCAGGAACACTTCCAATACCATTATCAATAATCCAACTATCAGCATCTCCAGTAACATTCCAGGTAAGAGTAACAGATTCACCTAATGTAATCGTATTACTAGGAGAAGCACTCATATTAATTACAGGAGGAACATATACTGTTAATGTTGCAGTTGATGTCCTACTATATGCTGGATTACTTACTGTTAATGTATACGATTGAGTATATGGAGGTGATACAGTAACACTACCTGATTGTCCAACTACACCACCACCTGGAGCAAAGTGAACATCAACCCACTCACCACCTGCACTCCACGTCATTGTTGCATTTTCACCTACAATAATAGTAGAAGGATTTAACGTAAGAGTTGCAGTAACATCATTCCATGTAGTTGCTGTGGCTTGCATCCAACCTGCTCCACCATATCTTCTGGCACCAGTTCCACCTTGTTGTCCACCACTACCAATAGTATAACTTACTGTTTGATTTGGCATAGCACCATTGCTATTTCTATATACCCTACAACACGATGCACCTCCACCTCCACCACCAGCACTTAAATATCCAGATCTCCACTGTCCTGCACCACCATATCCACGTGATCCATATCCAGATGCTGCTCTAGAATATTCACTACCACTAGTATTATACCATCCTGTTTGTCCACTCGCATAATTACCCCATCCACCATATCCACCTTGAGTGAAATTATCACCAGGAGATCCAGGTCCACCACCACCTGCACTCATCCCAAATGATGTGCTACTACCACCACCTGCTGATGGAGTTCTACCCCAACCAGGAGGAGAAGATGGTCTTCCACCACCGCCACCACCTGCAACTATTAACCAATCAACATATTTTACATCATGTGGAATTCCCCAACTTCCACTGCTAGTGTTGTTGTGACTCTGCGATCCCATTTTTAAAACTTGATAATATAATGCACCATTATGAATGGAGTAACTACCTGATTTAATACCTCCATATCAGATACATCAACATCGATATACGAATAAACATCAGTTAATGGTATATTAGTATCTGTAAACTCGTATGTAAAATTATTTGTATATGTAGTCGGTTTAGTAATATCATGTTTATGATATGCTCCTTGACCAGTCTTCGGAACATTGAATTGTGTAGTTTCTAATTCATTACCAGCATCTGCTTGTGCTGATTGACCCCTTCTACCCTTTCCTTCACCATCAATACCATGTTGAGATGTATAATTTAATACTTTAAAGTCTGCTTCATGAGCATGTGCCTGGAAATTTTCAATATTCAAATCCATCTGACTAGTATCCCAACTATTTTCCTCATCATACTTAACATTACCATTAAAGTTGAGACCAGTTTGCCCTTTAACAGTTAAATGTCCATTATAATTACATTCTGCTCTATTTCCTACATTAGATGTAGCACTAACCTCTATACCAACTCTATTTTGAGGACTATTTTCTGAACTATTAGAAAGAGTAGTGCCTGTATAAGAACCTGAACCAGCACCACCAATCATTACTTTAGATCCAAGATCTGGCAACTGAAATGTTCCTAATTGATTTGTTGCTGGATCTGCTTCAACTAATGTAGTCCTATCTTTCTTAAATCTGCATGCACTACCAACACCAAGCACCTGTGATAAAGCATAGTAATCTTTAGCAGCTAATACTGAACCATTACACGCCAAAAATCCTGCAGGTAAATTTTCCTTGAAAATAGGACTAAAAACATCCTTATCAAGCAAAACTCCCTCAACAGCATGTTGTTGGATAGATCCACATATGCCACCATAATGTGCTTTTGCTCTAGCGTAATTTACTGAAGGTGATGATGCCATATTAATATGCTCTTATGATGTACAAACATTGCAAAGATGGTTGTGTTACATTCATATCTATCTGCAATGCATTCTTATTTGCATTATTATCAATAAGATCTGCTTGTATAGGTAACTCTACATTCGCAGTAATATTAGACTGTGGTTTCATTTTATCCACAAAATTAATAACTATATCATCGTGAATATGAGGTACAATATAATCTGTACTTATACTAGATGTATTTGTTGTAAAATTATAACCAATATTAGACATCATAGTCTCACGAATAGATGAATCTGGATCATTTACCATATAATAATTTTTCATTCCAGATGGAACAGTAATATCACCTCCACTACCAACTCTATATTTAACTGGATTAGCATCATCAATACGTGGTCCAGTTGGTCTATTGGGAGTAACAAGCAACTGATCTGTTATAGGTGTATATGCAACACGATGTGGTGTTAAGTTTACAGGTGGTGATTCTGCTTCTATTTTAGCAATAACTTTACCTGGATCAGTAATATTAAATCCATTAGGAACTTCTTCATCTGCTTCACCATCTGGCCACCATAATTGATACAAATGATCCGTAGATCCATATCCAGATTGTGTATAAGCAGTAGTTGCTGGAGTGCTGTCAAATGCTTCTTGAGGATAACCTGCCCATCCAGTACCAACCTGAATACCTGGTCTATTAAATTGTGTTGCAAATCCAGACCACGAATCACCATCATCAGCACCTTCGGTATCATCTGTCCAACCAAAGTAATATGTATCACCCCTTTCTTGGTCATCCGTATTCCACCTATTATCAATAGAATGGAATCTAATAGTATACTCTACTGGATGATATGGAACAACACCATATCCTGGGTATAATTCATTGTCAACCGACAAAGTACTATAATTACCAGGATGATTATGATATTTAATATGTTTTCTACCTAATTTTCTTGCAGCAACATACACATCTTTTTGACCATCACCCTTATCACTTGTGTTACCAGCAATCCTACCAAAATAATTGGTTTGCGCTGGATCTGTCATAGTAGTAGGCATTGTCCATACTATATCAGTATAAACATCAGTAAATATCTTTACAACAGACTGACTCTCATTAGCTCCAATCTGTGCTGACAATAATGTTTTAGCATCAGCATCAGAATCAGCAATCCTTGCAGTATTTGCTTCAGTACCACCAACAAAATATTTTTCCTCAATATCCATCAAAGCCTTGTTATTAAGGTTTGGTAGTTTAATTGTACCTGTATAAGCAGGAAAATTACCAGTAAAATTACTAGTACCTAGATTATAGATATCACCTATTGTCTGTGCTAATAGAGGAAATTCTGCAGCAACAATAGATTCGCCATTACATGCTATCCACCCTTTAGGCACTTCAGATAATCCACCCGTCCAGGGCATGATTGTGCCAATAGCACTAGCTTTAGCAGTACGTGATTCTTGATAAAACATTTATACTTCTAGTAGATACCAACCGAGTTTTGAAGGAGGAGCAGCAGAATCACCATTAGGTGTTGTATCTCCTACGTAAATTAAAGCAAATCCAGCATATGGTGTCTGTACAATCATTTCACCACCATCATGCTGACTTAAATCAGCACCGTTACCAGTTAACATTGCAGTTCCTGTATTAGATAATGTATTTTGTATCTTAACACCTGTATTTGCTCTAATAACCAATGACATATTATATGTGAGGATACCTCCAATATCTACGATACGGATCATATCACCAATCAAAGGATTAGATGGCAACTTAACAACTGTATTCTGTGCTACATCTAGGAAGTAGTTAGTGTTAACCGCTGCATCTATTGAAGGTGAAGCACTATACTCCCACTTTCTACCACCTGTCTGTGTTATATAGTTCTCAATTCCAGCAACTGTTAGAGCACCATCATTCTCAACACTGAAGATATTATTGCCTCCAGAATTAATTGTTAGATCACCACCGTTAATGGTTAGATCACCCTGTGTAAGTATGTCACCACCAAATGTACTTGTACCTGTACCTAGAGCAGAGAATGAACCATAAGTTGTAAAGTCACCTGTAGCGTTCTCAAAGGTCAATTTTGGTGTAGTACCGTCATCAGCAAAGATATTAATATCTCCACCATTGATCGTCAGATCACCAGTTGCTGTATCAACTTCTAATGTAGTTCTCAATGGTGTGCCTGTTGCACCACCGTTAGTTAATCTAAACCATTGTGATCCTTCTATAGTAGAACCATTAAGAGTAAATGTATCCTCTATGGTCAACATACCAGCGATAGTAGTATCACCACTCTGACCATCAACTGTCAGTTTATTAAGTCCCTGACCAATCTT